GCTGCAAAAGTAGCTGCTGTGGAAGCTGCAAGTGAAGCTGAAACCAGTGCTACTGAAGCTGCTGGTTCTGCAACAGCAGCTGCTGCAAGTGAAGCTACCTCCACCACTAATGCACAGGCTACCCAGGTTGACCGAACCCAGGTTAACCAGATGCTGTCTGATATGACTACTCTTTGGACTAGTCTCCAGGAGGCTATCGTCAAAATTCAGGCTATCAACTTACAGAATAAGTTGAAATTGGGCGGGTATACCCTTTGGGTAGATGCCAATGGTAAACTTCGTATTTTTGAAGGCAACCCTACAAGTGATACTGCTGGTGTGGTTGTTGGCACTCAAACAGCTTAAGGTGATTATATGAGTCATTATAATGGATGTGGATGTGGTGGTTGTAATTCCTGCACATCTCATAACGAGATCCAACAAGCAGTAAATGATGCACTTGCTTTTGAAAAAGAGAACCTGGAACAGTATGAAACGAATGCTGCCCAGAGTGCTACTGATGCTACTAATGAAGCAGCCAAAGCAGCAGAGTCTGCGAGTGCGGCAGCACAGAGCCAGACGAATGCTGAGACGGCTGCGAGTACAGCAACTCAAGCTGCATCCTCTGTAACAAACACTGCGGTTGTACTTGAAGAAACAGCAGAACGGATCGAACAAGCTCAAGATCTACTTGAGGAACAGATCTCAGCAATTCAGACTAAACCAGTATACTTTGAGGTGAGTACTCCTACTTCTTCTCTGGTTTTGCCTGAGACTGAAACTGTGTTTAATGTTCGATCCATCTATGTTGCTTCTGCACGCCAAGATGTGGGTTATGGCTTTACTTTTGATAAAGCTACTCGAACCATTACATTAGCTGACGAAATCACTGCTGATGATATTGCTGGAACCGAAACAGGATTTATTCTTGTTACTGCTATCTGTGATGTATATAGCAGTGATGATCCTACTTCATTCCCTGTCATTTTGGCTTCTAATGTTGGAGCATCTAACATAGGAACTTCAGCAGGTATTACTGTAGAAGAAGCCTTATCTACTAATAATATTAATGCCCGTGAACATTGGCGTCGTCAACTTGCAGAAGTTGGGCTTAACCTTGTCGACGGTAGTTTTGAACATGGGGCTGAAGTGAGTACTACCACTGATGCTGTTTGGCACATCGCTGGGGGTCAGTGCTATACATGGGGTGGAGCATTACCAAAGACCGTTCCTGCTGGTTCTACACCTCAAACTTCGGGCGGAATTAGTGAAACCGGATGGGTGAAGCCTAGCTTTCTTCGCAGCCAATTGTCCTCAGCTATAGGGGATACGCTTGTTCATGCAAAATTTGGTGTCGTTCGCGACTACCTGAAAGGTATTACTTTTGAGGCTTGCGGCTGTATTGGTGATGGTGTTGCAGATGATACGGCAGCAGTGCAAATTGCACTTGATTACCTGAAACTAGGTTACTTTGTGTGGTCTAACAACTCCGCAAAACGTTATAAGATTTCTTCAAACGTTATTGTGTATGCTGGGCCTGGTAAGCTGGAAATGAATGGTGCACGATTTGTTACTGATGCCTCTATGTCTAGTGGTTTTGCAGTAACAGTAAAAGGAATCCCTGCTTATAATTCAGGTTCTGAGCTGGAGATTAACCTGGCTGGCCCATATAGCATTGAGTATGGATTTGCTAAACCCCCAGCAGTTGTTAGCGGAACTCTGGATGGCATTTGTTTTGGTGATCCTGATCAAGCAAGTCAGGTAACTGGTGTAAAAATAAAAATGTGGGTGGAAGGGTTTAGAAGGAACGCATTTTTCGGGCCGAAATCTGTGTATCTCCTTCATTTTGATAAGCCACACAATGGTAAAGCATGGCAATATGCATGGGACTTTGAATGCCCTACAGACTCAGGTGAAAACATTTCTATCTATGGGGGTGTTACCTTTAATTGTCTAAACGCTGCTGGTACTGCTGAGAACTTGCATGTAGGCGATAGTCAGTACACTGACTTGTACTTTAAGCATCATAGCTTTGACTATTCCGACATTGTGTTCAATATTATGACTGGAATCGTTAATTTTGATCACTGTCACTTTGAGAATAACTCAAATAATCCTTATGGGTATTTGACTTATACAAGTGGGAAAATCAAGCCACAAGTTTATTTAACGTACACCAGAATAGACGCAGGTAATGCAGTGGCTCAAACGTATGCCAACCAGGGTACTGCTGCTGGTCGTCCTGTTTTCTTCAAGACAGCAGGCCAGTGTGTAATTGTTGGTCGAGGTGGTCAATGGAGTAGCTATGGCCATGCTTTGTCATCTAAAGTACTGGAAATTGATAAGAGTAAATCAGCGCCTGTAATCTCTACGTTTGAGGATATATTCTTTGATATTTATCCACATACGGATGTTATTACCTTAGGTGACATGAATAATGCTCTATATAATGGAGATCTATCTAAAGGTGATACGTCAGGTTGGTCAGTTGCTGTGGTTGGTGGTTCCACAACTGATACTGTTAACAGACCTACAATAGCGTATGATGCGTCAAGTCCATTAGGTGCAGCATTGAAAGTAACTGGGCCATATGCTACTGGGGGGATAACTGTTATTGCTGGTCAGAAGGTTAAGGTTAAGCCTGGTAAAGCACTTTATATGAGTGGTAAGTGGTATTACTCAAATATTAATGGTGCTGTTGGCTCTACTTACCCAAGTGTTCAGTTCTTTACTGCGAATGGTGATGTAATTTCATCAGCTAGGGTTTCTGGAACACAACCTGGTAACACAACCTCAGAGTCAATGGGTGCCACAAAATTCAGCAGCTTCATTACCATACCTAATGGTGCAGACTACGCTATTTTTGGTCTGCGCATGTATCAAGTTGCTGGTGCTGTTTACCTTTCCAATGCTTATGTATTCATGCAATAGGGGGGCTACTTATGTATTATTTACACAAGAAAAAAAGTGATAACTCGTATCTCACTGTTTTTGGGTTATCTGTAAACCAGGAAGTTGCAGATTTCGACTTGGTTGTAGAAATCAACCCAGATGAGTCTACATCCCCCTTTGATGCAGCTTGCAACTATATTGACCTCGTTGCACGGCCAGAAGGATCCTACCATCTCATCAGGGTATGAAAAATGTACTACGAACCCCGCTTCGGCGGGGTATTTTAAAACTACAACATGAGGGTTAACCCATGAATAAGATGTTCACACAGCCCACTGGCCAAGTGGCTAAACAGGTTAATAAGCATTGAAGGCATTACTGGATTACACACATTATCAGCAAAGCCCCTCCGGGGGCTTTTTAATGAGGATTAACTATGAAAATGAGTAATGAAGGTAAAAAAGTAACCAAGTATTTTGAGTCGCTGAAGCTACGTGCTTACCCTGATCCAGCTACTGGGGGTAAGCCTTGGACTATTGGCTATGGTCACACAGGGCCAGATGTTTACCCTGGTTTGGCAATTTCACAAACCAGAGCTGAACAACTGCTTGATGCTGACCTTGCTAAAGCAGAGGCTGAAGTAAACAAGTATGGACATAACCTTACCCAAGGCCAGTTCGACTGTCTTGTAGATATGGTATTCAATATGGGATCTGGTTTCATTCGCCCTGATAATATCAATGGTGACTTTGATGACTTTGTAGTATCAGGTAATAAAGTTGAGATGCGTAAACGCATTCCTCAATTCCGTATGGCTAATGGTAAAGTCATGAAAGGTTTGGTACGTCGTCGTGCTGCTAACCTTGCTCTTTGGGATGGCAAATCGGGTGATGAAGCAATTAAACTGGGGGTAGCCGCAGCATGAAACTTGTAGAAAACTGGGAGTCAGCATGGAAGTGGTATTCTATTCATATTATGGTAGTGATCGTTGCACTTCCTGAAATCTGGGGATACTTCCCACAGGAGTTCAAAGATTCATTGCCTCCACATGCTCTTGCTGGACTAACAACTTTCCTGGGAATCTCAGCTATAGTTGCTCGTCTGGTTTCTCAGGAGAAGCCTAATGATAAAGGATCTAATTAAACAGTATGCTGTTTTGTTAGGTTCTGTTCTGGCCCTGGCTTTACTTGCTGGGGCTTGTTACTTAACCTATGTTGTAACTGATAACCACTGGTCTGCTAAGTATTCTGGTTTAGAGCAAAAGTATAGTGATGCTTCTGCCAAAGCTACTCAGGAGGCCAGAGTCAAAGAATGGGAGTACCAAAACAATGTTGATGCAATCGCACAGCAAGGGGCTAAAGACCTCGCACAAGCTCACTCTGATGCTGATAGTGCCAATGCTTCTATTGGTAGGTTGCAGCAACGGATCAACCGTTTACTTGCCGACACCAGCCCCGAAGATTCTGGCACTACCCAAAGAGGCAAGACAGCCAGAGAAGCCCTCGATCTGCTTGCCAACGTGCTCGAAAAATCTCTCGAACGAAACAGACAGTTGGCTGACTACGCCGACCAAGCCAGTAGTGCTGGATTCACCTGTGAAAAAGCCTACGACTCCATCCAATCAGGCAAGTAATACTAAGTTGGTTTATTTCGTATAAACCAGTAGAATGATGTACATTAACTAGACTTTTCATGAAGAGGAAACACCTATGTCTAAAGTCCCCTCTATCGGTGCTGGTGTTATCACTACCGATGATGTGCTGGCACAAGGCTATGATTTCGTCCCCCTGTTTCAGGGCGGTATGGCTAAAGTGCCTGCTGATGTAGCCGCTGCTCAATCTAAAGATATCACTGGTGCTGCTTACACTAAGCCAGTAGCTCTTAAGCTGACTACTGATCTGGCTGCTACCAAAACTGTTGCTAAAGGTGCTGCCCTGGAACTGAAAGTAGTTCCTGCTGGTGGTGTTGCGCCTTATAGCGTTACCTGGTTTAAAGGTGGCTCTGCTGTCCAGACCCTGGGTAGTTCTACCCTTAACCTCGGTGCAGCTACCCTGGATATGGCTGGC